CCCGACAGTAAGCGTGAGCAAGGTCGGTAAAACCACAACGATAACCATTACGGACAAAAACGGCACCAAGACGGCCACAATAAAAGACGGCGAAGACGGTTCCGGCGGTGGCGGAGAAGGAGGAAGCGGTACTGACGGTGAAGACGGAATCGGAATCGCAAGTATCGTACAGACTGCCAAATCCACCGAAGATGACGGCGTAAACATAATGACGATCACTCTTACCGATGGTTCTACACACTTGTTTGAAGTTCAGAACGGAAGTAAGGGAAGCCAGGGCGACAAAGGTGATAAAGGCGATAAAGGCGACAAGGGTGATACAGGAGCGACAGGAGCAACAGGAGCGAGCGGCAAGGACGGAAGCAACGGCGTTTCGGCTACCCACTCATGGAGCGGAACTACTCTTACTATAACCTCAGCCTCTGGTACATCGTCTGCTAATCTCAAAGGAGAAAAAGGCGACAAAGGCGATAAGGGAGACAAGGGCGATGCAGGAACAAACGCAACAACAAGCGCTGTTGCAACAACCTCTGCAAACGGTCTTATGTCTTCTTCAATGGTTACCAAGCTTAACGGCATTGCAGCAGGAGCAAACGCTTATAGTCACCCTTCATATACGTCAAGATCGAGCAACATATATAAGATTACAGTAGACAGCTCAGGACACGTTTCTGCGGCTACAGCGGCAACCACAGAGACTTGGACTTTCACTCTTGCAAGTGGTTCTACCGTTACTAAAAAGGTGGTGCTTGGATAATGCCTAACTTTGCGGATGTTACCGGGATGACAATTCCCGAAGGTGAGGTAATAAAGATAACTTCGGGAAGTACAGTGTTGTGGGAAAAATCAACAGACATTACACTGCCTGATACCGAATTTAGTGGTGAGATCGCCGCAGATATGAGTGAGACCGTTGAACTTTATGCAGGTGCAGAGGTAACAGAGGATATAAGAAACCTCTATATTATACGCAAGACAGCTTCAACCGATGCAAACGTTGTTAATCAAATATCAGGCAAAAACGTTACTGTTGGCTCAGGCACAACATATTATTCTGCTATTCAGATTAGTGCTATTGAAATTGAGTCATCACGTTACTATGACGGCATTGAGGTTACTCTTGATGCTTCAACAACGCTGTATTTTGACGGTGAATATTATTGGGGATTTGACTGAGAGTAAGAAAGGGGGTTAAAAAATGACTCTACTTGAAATGAAAAAGAAAGTTCTGGGCCTTATCGAAGAGCTGAATCCTAACCATGCTCTTTTGACAGAAGACCCGGACATAGCAACAAAGTTAAATGATGTTATAAACCAGATACTTTACGAGATAGCACGTCTTAAAAAGATACCAAAGTACGTAGAAATGGCGGTAACAGAAGGCGACATTGTTGAGTTTGCGGACATTGAGTCCGCTGTAGGCTATAGCGTATATCAGCTTAAGAACGTAGGCGGCGTAAACTATACACCGAAGGCAGACGGAACCGTATTGAAAATCCTTGAGAGCGGTACGGCGGAAATAGAGTGCTACGTTTATCCCGAAACGATTAACGAGAAGACCAAAGATACATACGAGTTTGAGATCAGCGCAGACTTACTTGAGATTATGCCTTATGGAATAGCCGCAGATTTGCTCAAGAGTGACGTTTCTACCGATTATGGCGCCGTGTATGCAAGCAGATACGAAGCAATGTTACAGCGCATAGACCCACGCTATCAGATGACCAACATATACATCGAAGGCGGTGTTCTTTAATGGCTGAAATCGTATCAAGAATCTATGCTAACTTCCGAGGCGTAGACTTCCGAGGCGAAGAAATAAACCTTGTTAGAAGTCCAGACAGTCTTAACGTGTGGAAGGACTACAAAGAGACCGAGAGCATACGCACAAGGCCGGAAATAGCGCTTATACAGTCGTTTGACGCAAGGGTATATGGAATATTCTTCTTCAAAGATATTATGCTTGTACACAGCGGAAATAAGCTCTACAAGGTGGTAAACGGCACAAAGACACAGCTATATACCGGGCTTAACCAGATACGTAGTAATTGCTTCGTTTATGAAGACGTATGGTATTTCAAGGACGGCAAGAACTACCTTCAGTATGACGGTACAACCATAAAGCCGGTAGAAGGCTATATTCCCACGACCACAATAGCGAGAAAACCAATGGGCGGCGGCACAAAGCTTGATGACATTAATATGCTTTCGCCGTATAGAATCAACAGTTTTCTTGCGGACGGCGGAAGTTTTGACTTTGTTCTTGACGCAATAGACATTGACGAAGACTATCAGCCCGTGGTTACTGTTGACGGAGAGGAAGCTGACCCAAGCACATATACCGTAAATTACGCAGAGGGCATAATTACTTTTATTTCAACGGCACCGAATGCGCCTTTGACGGACGGCCAGGACAACGTGACGGTAAAGTTCAGAAAGACTCTTGAGGGATATGCTGACGGCATATTAAAGTGTACGCTTCTTCAGGTGTTTGACAACAGAGTGTTTTTTGCCGGGAATCCGGACTACCCCAACGTGTTATGGCATTGTAGCTTGAACGACCCTTCATACGTTAGTGACCTTGATTACTACAGAGAAGGGCTTGACCAGGCGGCTATAAAGGGCCTTGTGGCCGGAAATAACGCCTTGTGGGTGTTCCGTGAACCTTCACAGGCAAACACTACGGTGTTCTACCATACGCCCACCATAGACGAAGAATACGGCAAGATATACCCTTCAACACATTCGAGCGTTACTACTGGATGTATCGGAACGGCGGTAAACTTCAATGACGACATAGTATTCTTCAGCGAAAGAGGAATGGAAGGTATAAGCGGTGACGTTACAACAGAACAAGTGGTAGCACACAGAAGCTCTCTTGTAGATCGCAAGCTTACAGCGGAGTCCGGCTATTCTGATATGGTACTTGCAGAGTGGGAAGGTTACCTACTTGTCTTTATCGACAACAAAGTATATCTTGCGGACTCAAGGGCAGTATTCACAAACGAAAATCATTACGAATACGAATGGTTCTATTGGGAACTTGGGAAGAACGTCATTTGTACTTACGTGTACAATGGCGTTCTTTATCTTGGCACGCCTGACGGTGTATATTCCCTTACCGACAACGAAGCAGACGTTGAGAGCTATTGGACTACACCGAAAGATAAGTTCAGCAAACCGCACAAGCAGAAGACCACAAACAAAAGAGGATGCGCAGCAGAGGCAACCGGGGATATATCCGTATACGCAAAGCTTGAGGACACGGATTTTGAACTTATAGGGCAGTACAGCGACATAGAGGACTATTTCGTAAGCAGAATAAAGCGCAAGAAGTTCAAAGACATACAGCTTAAGTTTCATTCATCGACAAGGTTCAGCTTAGAGACCGTAACGCTTGAATGTTTCGTAGGCGGCTACATCAAGCGCTGAGAGGGGGGTATAAATGGCCACAAATTATGACATCAATTACGATGACGAGCGCTTTACCCAGGTAGAGACCAACAAACAAGAGGCGCTGTCAGAACTTGAACAGACTTACGCCGGCATGATCGGGGAATCCGACAAATACTACCAGGCGCAGATAGACGCTTCAAAGCAGTGGGCCGATACACAGTCAAAGCTTCAGCAAGACAATACCGACTTTACTATTGAGCAGATAGAACAGCAGAAGGGCCAGGCGCAGAAAGACTACACCAAGGAGCAGTCCGGCGCTTATGTGGACTGGCAGAAGCAGTCAAATCAGTATGGCGTAGAGGCAGAAAAGACCGCCGCAGCCGGACTTGCCGGTACCGGATATAGCGAAAGCTCTCAGGTAAGTATGTACAACACTTACCAGAACAGAGTAACCACAGCGAGAGAAGTATACAACCAGGCCGTAATGAACTACAACAACGCTATTAAAGACGCAAGACTTCAGAACAACGCCGCTCTTGCAGAAATAGCGTACCAGGCGCTTCAGACACAGCTTGAACTTTCTCTTGAGGGCTTCCAGTACAAAAATAATCTTATTATCGAACAGGCAAACAAGAAGCTTGAAGTCGAGAATCTTTACCATAGTTATTACCTTGACGTTCTTAACCAGATAAACACCGAAAACGCACTTGCCGAAGAGGTAAGACAGTTTGACGCAAATATTGCCTTCCAGACCGAACAGGCCGAGCTTGACAGACAGTTTAAGGCTAAGCAAGCAGAGATCGACAGACAGTTTGAGAGCGCAGAAGCGGCACTTGACAGACAGTTTAAGGAAGCACAGGCGGCACTTGACCGTGAACACGACAAGGCTCTTCTTGCGGCGAAGAACAAACAGGAAAAGGAAATGGCAGAAATCGAGTACCAGAACCAGGTTAAACTTCTTGAAAAAGAGCTTGCAAACGAGAAGGCCGCAATTGAAGCAGAAAAACAGGCCCAGCTTGCGGTTCTTAATAAGCAGAAGTCAAGCTCAAGCTCAGGCTCAAGCTCCGGCTCAAGTAAAAAAAGCGGTTCTGGCATTTACACTATTAGCGACGCATACAACCAGGGCAAGTACGGCTTAACTGTAGCAAACAGCCCGTTAAGTGTGGAAGGTGCGGCGAAAGCGGTAGCGGAAGGCAAGGTAACGGCCGAAGTAAAAGACGGAAAGATATACCTTACACCCAACCCAAGTTATTTAGCCGGCCAGAGTACGCTTGACAAATATACACTCATTAACGGCTTGGGAAGAGTAGGTACCGGCGGTACATCAAAAGCAAGCACGCAGTCAAATTATTTAACCGACACATACACAGCGCTCGGAAACAACAGACTGACAAAGTAAAGAAGGTGCTGTATGAACGAAAAAGAATTTCTCGACTTAGTTGAAAAGTACAAGAAGAAAAAGAAAACCACCGACGACACAAAATCAATCGGCGTTACTACAAGCGGAAAAACCGACAAAAACACCGAAGCGTTCATAAGCCTTGTTGAAAAATACAAGGCTGAGAACACCAACAATCGCCTTGACGATATATATGAGCGCCGACCGGGCAATGAAATCACTTTAACCGACAAGGTAAAAGAGGAAGAAGAGAAAATAGACAAGAAGGACGAAGGCGGCCTTGACTTCTTCCAGGCAAGCGGTGACTTCGATGACGGTTATAACTTTGGTGACGTTACGAAGACTATACTCGGCACATCCGGCGACGCAGGACTAAACGTCGCAAAAGGCGTCGGTTCGCTTGTAGAGGGCGTGGCCGACTTGGGTATGTACACAGCTTCAGCTATTGCCGACAAGGTTCAGGGTGACGATCTTGAAACAAAAGCGCAAATGGAAGCAGAGTACGTGCTTGACCATATGCTATCAGAAAGAGACTTCAACGCATACGCTCAGCATCTCGGCCACAAGGGGACATACGAAGAATACGTTGCTGATGTTAAAGCACAGGCGCAAGAGATACTTGACAACGCCAAGAGCGGCGGCGTTGCGGCAAGCATAAAGGAAACGGCAAAGAAAAACACCGTTGATAATCTTACAGACGGAGCGCAGAAGTTTCTTGACGGTCATTCGGTGCTCGGTAACACGTCAAAGGGCGTGTTTCAGGGTGTAGGACAGGTTGCCGGAATTGTGGCCACAGGCGGCCTCGGTGCCGCAACAGGATTAGGGGCAACGGCAGCAACAACCGCAACGTCTCTGCTGAGTAGCTGGGGAAACAATATGTCTCAGGCGTATCAAGAGGGCGCTTCAGACACAGACGCTTGGACTTATGGCGCTATAGCTGGTACCGCAGACGCCGTAACAGAGCTTATTTTCGGTGGTTTAGGAAAGACCATAAACGCAGTGGGTCTTAGCAAAGGTTTATCAAGTGCCGACGATATGCTTGCAAAGAAACTTTCAAGCAAGCTCACAAACCAGATTGCAAAGAATATTACTGAATTTGGCGTGAAGGCCGGAGCGGAAGGTTTTGAAGAAGTTCTTGCCGGAACAGCACAGGCGCTTGGTAAAAAGCTTACTTACAAGTCGGAAGAAGAGCTTATGGCAATTCTTGAAGACGAAAATCTTCTTGAACAGTTTGTTGTAGGCGCCTTAACAAGCGGTATAGCACAGTCCGGTTACGTTCCCGGAATGACCGAAGGAAGCCTTAGAGAAGCAAACAAGACCGGCAAAGACTTCATTACCGGACAGACGCAGAACGAGTCGGCGGTTATCAAGAAAGAAACCGAAAAGCGTATTGCAGAAGCAGAAAAGGACGGTACAAAACTTACAGGACGTCAGAAGTCGAGCATAGAAGCCCAGGTAGAGAGCGATCTTGAGAAAGGCTATATCTCCACCGACACAATTGAGGAAGTGCTTGGCGGCGACTCTTACAAGGAGTTCAAGGACAACGTTGACGGCTTTATGAACAGCGACACGTACAAGTCCTATAAAGACTCTGTAGCAGAAGAAAAAGCGCTTCAGGAAGAGTTTGAACAGCTCCAGAAGGTAAAGCTTACCGAAGCTGATTTAGGCCAGCAGAGCAGATTTACCGAGGTCAAGAACCGCCTTGAGGAAATCAAGAAAGAAGCAAAAAGCGCCAAGCTGAGAAAAGAGCTTGACGCAGAGATAGAGCGTATAAACGGGCTGAAGAACAAGCTTAGAGACGAGGTAACAGAAAAAGTCAAAGACGAGCGTCTTGTAGAGTCCTACAAAGAGCTTGTAAGGAGCACTGAGAAGTTCCAGGCAGACCCGGCAGAGTACGACAACGAATATGCACGAAAGACCGTAGAAAACATCGTAAAAAGCGGCATAGCGAACAACACCAACGAGACGCACGAATTTGTCAGTATGATGGCAAAAATATCGGCGGATAAGGGTGTTGTTTTTAGTTTGACTGACGCTGAACGTCTTGCCGGCACAAGATACGCAAAGGACGGAGCGGTAACAAACGCATACGTCACAAGCGAAGGCGACATTGTTATTAATAACGACTCTAAGAAGCGCCTTAACTCTCTTGTGGGCCACGAGGTAACGCACGTCCTTGAAGGTTCACAGCTTTACGGAGAACTTCAGAAGGCCGTATTCGACTATGCTCAGAAAAAGGGCGAGTATGACAGCCGCCTTAAAGCTATAACTGATCTTTACCAGAAGTACGACCCGAAGGCAGACCCGAAGAAGGAGCTTACCGCAGATCTTGTAGGTGACTATCTCTTCACGGATAAAGACTTTATTAACAAATTATCCACAGACAACAGAAACGTCTTCCAGAAGGTATTCGATGAAATCAAGTATCTGTTTAAAGTAGCAACCGCCGGAAGCAAGGAAGCAAGAGCGCTTGAGAAGGCAAAGAAGGCGTTTGAGGAAGCGTACAGGGAGAATGTTAAAGGTAAGGCCTCTTCCGATGTAGAGTATGCGCTGAGCTACACTACCGACAACAAAGCGGTGGCGGTTATCGAAAACGACATATTCCACGGAAAGTTTGATGAATTATCCGATAGTGAAAAAATAAAGATTGTCAAGAAAGAAATCAAAAAGTTTAGGCCGGGAGTTCCGGTTAGCGGCCGTCTGATAAACATATCGAACAAAACGGCCGGACACTTTACCAATTCGGATTATACAGACATTTTAAGAAACAATGATCAGAAATTATACGAAGACAAACTAAATATTGCACAAAACCTTGACGATGTAATTTATGCTTCGACTGACTATATCAACGAAGACCTAAAGCACACGAGAAACGACAACATTGAACAGTTTGCGAGAGGAACGGTTCTCTTAGAAATTGGCGGAAACAAATATGAGGCAAATGTGCTTGTCGGGTATACGTCAATGAAGGAAATGTTCCTTTATGATGTTCAGGACTTGAAGCCAACAAATTACGAGCTAAAAGAAAAAAAGACACAACCAAAACTGGCTGGAAATGATTCCGACACCAGAAAGACGGTTGGGTCTTCTGACATCATTATAGCAGAAAATTCTGAAAAGTCAACAGGTGAAGTAAAAAAACCTTTGACACCTGAACAGGAAGAATACTTCAAAGACTCCGTAGTCCGTGACGAGAACGGCAATCTGAAGCCTATGTATCACGGAACATCTCAAGGCGGCCATACTATGTTCGACCCTTACGGGAAGGCAAAGTACGGCCTTTTTGGTGCCGGTACATACTTCACCGATAGCAAGGCAATTGCTGAGTCCTATACTACAAAGGGCAAAGGCAACGCACCGCAAGTATATGAGACCTACCTGAATATCACAAATCCTATTGATATGGACGCACAGGCCGACCCTGCCGCATGGCGTAACGCTCTTCCTGAAGCAGACTTCCCGGAATCCGGTACAAACGAGCAGTTCTACCGTGCTATGGAAGACTACTTTGAGGATATGGAATACGCACGCTGGGAAGCGTCAGAAATCGCTATGAGCGTCATAGAGGATATGGGCTATGACGGTATAACTCATATCGGCGGCGGACGTGTAAACGCAGACGGTGAAAGACACCAGGTATACATAGCGTTCCGACCGGAACAGATAAAGAACATCGACAACGCAAAGCCAACCAGTGATCCTGATATAAACAATTCTCTTTCCGAAAGTGGTGAAACTGACGGAAGAACCGGCGGCTATGCCGTATACGGTGACAATATCCGTATAAGAGACGAGTCGGAGCTTGGTTTTGCTCCTATCAAAGAACCGGCACAGGAAATTCCGGACGTAGAAGGCCCTATAAGAGAAGACGTACCGACACAAGAGCCGGTGGAAGAAATTCTGCCAGATGACGGACTTCCCGGAGCAGAAACAGATATTGACAGCCTTACAGACGCAGACGCTCCCCCGGAAGTAGACGCACCGTATTACGATGACGCAAACGAGGTAACCCCTGCCGACCCGTTTGAAAATCGTGACATAAAGGAAGTCGGCAACAGAAAAGTCAACGCCTATATGTACGAGAATCCGGAAGTCAAACCGTTCTTTCAAGAAGAGGCAAACATGATGTTGGGCGAACTTGAGAGAACGACAAAGGGTGAACGTTTCTATAATATGGACGTTTACTATGACACCAACGGAGAGGCCGGAATTACGGGCGTCAGCCGTCATACTTCTCAGGATATAGCTTATCTCCTTGACGAGCTGAAATACTCCTACAAGCAGATAGAAGCCGGTCTGAAGGCTATCATAGAGGACAACGGCAAAGAGAACAACGCAGTGTCAAAGCGTATTGAATTTCTCTTGAATGACCGACTTATGAACGGTTATCAAGACCCCGACCACGGATGGATGTACCCACCCAACCAGGACTACATTAATCTGTTGAACGAGAAGCAGATAACCGAGTATAACGAGGAAGCCCGAAACGCTCTGTTTGAGAGTGGTGACAAGTATGCGCCTATAGTAGATACTCCTGTAGCAAAAACCGCTCCTGTGGACGATTTAGGCCCCGTAGCGTATGAGGCAATAAGGCCTCAGCCGACAGTAGAAGGCCCCGTTGTGGAGAAGATTCCCGGTGTCGAGTACGGCGACAAGCTTGTAAGGGTAGACAGCAACAACGGAAGACCCGGCGAGAAGCGGAGAAAGTGGGTAGGCACTTCTACAGAAAGCGAAGCCGTGGGAAGAAAAGTGCTGCCCGATGATCTCAACCAGGACACTATTCATTATCAGCCTATCTCTAACAAAGAGACGTTAGGCAAAGCAAACGGCAAGCTTGACGGCATGGGCTATGACAAGTCCGTGGAATACTTTAACGCACAGTTCTCAAACCGCAAGGTAAGTCTTGAAGACATTGCCCTGGGCGAGAGACTTATTCAGGAAGCTATCAAGAAAGGCGACACGAAGACGGCCGGTGAACTTATTCAGGAAGTCGCTATTCTTGGTACCGAGCTTGGTCAGAAAGTACAGGCGTTGTCTATTATCAAGCGCCTTACTCCCGAAGGACAGCTTCAGATGCTTCAGAGAGTGGTTGAACGAGGCAAGACAAAGGGCGACAAGGCATACGAGGGCGTTGAGTTTACCCAGGAAATGATAGACAAAATTCTTGCCGCTTATGGCAAGGACGGAACCTACGACCAGGACAAACTTAACGCAGCCGTAGAGGACGTAAAACAGCAGATTGCCGACCAGATGAAGGTAACCGTTATGGATAAGGTGAACGCTTGGCGTTATCTTTCTATGCTCGGAAACCCGAAGACGCATATCAGAAACCTTATTTCTAACGTTGCTATGCGTGGTACCGTGGCCGTTAAGAACACACTTGCAAGGACTATAGAAACCTTTGCGCCTATAGGAAACCGCACAAAGACCTGGAAAGGCGCTTCCGACGAGGTTAAGGCGTTTGCTCGCAACACAGCCGTTGAAATGAAGGACATTCTTTCAGATGACAGCAAGTACAGCGAGGACGCAAGCATTAAGGATAAACGCCAGATATTCAAGAACAAGGTGCTGAACGGTGTATATGAGTTCAATAGTGACTGGCTTTCAAAAGAAGACTGGTGGTTCAGCAAGCCGGCGTTTGTAAATTCTCTGAGTGAATTTCTTACAGCAAACGGAATTAGCACAAAAGAGGATATACAGAACAACCCCGAATTGATTGAAAAGGCAAAACTTTACGCAACAGAACAGTCGCAGATAGCAACCTTCCGTCAGTATTCTTGGCTTGCAAGCAAGATCAGCGACATTGAGAGACGCAACACAGCAACCGACATAGTCGTAGGCGCAGTTCTTCCGTTTAAGAAGACGCCTATTAACGTTGCAAAAGCCGGCCTCAACTATTCGCCGCTTGGATTTGCAAAGACCTTGACATACGACATAGCGAAAGTTAAGAGCGGCAAAATGGAAGCAAGCGCATTAATAGACCACTTGTCACAGAACGTAACCGGCACAGCTCTCGCACTGATTGGCTACGCATTGGCGAAGTCGGGCTTTATCTCCGGCGGCGGCGAGGATGACAAAGAAGGCAAGTTCGACTCTCAGCTTGGGGCGCAGTCCTACGCTGTTAACATTGGCGGACAGTCATATTCGCTTAGCTGGCTTTCCCCTGTAGCAATGCCTTTATTCGTTGGAGCAAACGCCTACGAACAGCTTGAAGAGGGCAAAGAGTGGAACGGTGACGTTGTTGTTGAAACTTTGGCACAGACCCTTGACCCCCTTAACGAAATGTCGTTCCTTTCCGGCTTGAACCAGGTTCTTTCTTCTTATGACAGCGGTATGCAGAAGTTTGCCGGCATAGGCGAGGCTATGGTACAGAACTACGTAACGCAGTTTGTTCCTACTCTTAGCAGCCAGGTAGCGGCCGTAACCGATGACACAAAGAGAACAACCAAAGTCGCCGGCGACAGCGGTTTTAAGGCGTTTGACGGAATTGTAAATCAGATTAAGTACAAAATTCCCGGACTTAGGCAGACCCTTGAGCCGTCCATTGATATATGGGGCAACGAAGTCAAGCAATCTGAAAACGTTATGCAGAGGGCCTTTGATACCTTCCTGGCTCCTTATTCCACGAAGAGCGATATATCAACCGCTGTAGACGAAGAAATTAAGACTGTATATGGCGACACCGGAGAAAACAAGGTTATTCCTACGACACCGGACAATTACGTGAATTACAAGGCGGACAAATACAAAATGTCCGACGAGGAATACACCAAGTTCAAGAAGCAGTACGGCAAGCTTTCATATCAGCTTCTTAGAGATTTGTTTGACAATCAGACATATATCAACGCAACCGAAAGCGAAAAAGCTGACATGATCGGCAAGGTGTACGACTTTGCGAGAGACGAAGCGAAGAAACAGTTCCTTTCTACCAAGGACGTCGAATACACCAACACAACAGAAAAAGGTGTGCCGGTTTATAAGCAAGACCCGATTAAGGGCGCTATAGACAACGACATGACGCCGGAAGAGTATAGTTTCTATCGTGATGACCCAGAAAAACACGCATTCTTGAAGGGAATTGGCGTTTCTTACAAGGACTATGCGGACTTTGACGAGGACACAAAAGATGCGTATAGCTGGGCGTTCAACAACCAGGACAGCTATGCGGTATCAAGAGCTGTTACAAGTGACCTTGCGGCGTATAAGCAGTATACAAAAGCGCTAAACAAGATCAAGGCAGACGAGGATTCAAGCGGCAAGACAATATCCGGTAGCCGCAAGGAAAAGGTTCTTGACTATATCGGCAGCCTTGACCTTGAGTTAGGCCAGAAGCTTGTTCTGATGAAGAGTGAATACCCTTCAGACGATACTTGGAACTATGAAATAATTGACTATGTCAATAGCAGGGCCGACCTTAGCTTTATGGACGCCGTAACCATATTGAAGAAGCTTGGATTTAATGTTTCTTCAGGCGGAAAGGTTAGCTGGTAAGGGGGTAAAAGAATGAGCAAACAGGACAGGCAGGGGGTAAGAACCCCTGCCGACCTGGAGCGCAAATACGGACTCGGCAAGCTTGACGAAAACTTTGCCAACATAATGGGCATAGCGTTAGGCGCCAGAGATTCCGTAGAGCGCATCCAGTCAGATTTAAGAAGCGAATTTTCGGAGCAGATGACATCGTTTACGAGAGACACAGAGCGAATCATGTTGACAGCTCTTGAAAGCTATGTAGAAACAGGCGACTACGAGGAATATAAGAAAACCGTACAGTCAGAGCTTAACGTGCTGGCAGATAAAGTCACGATAAACTTTAACACTACAACTGAAAAGTTATCAGAAGTAGACGAGACGCTTCAGGGCGTAACAGAAGACATTAACAAGAGCTTTGAGTTTACAGCGGACGGGCTTGCAATAAAGGCCGGAGAAAACGCTATGAGTCTTGTTCTTGATAATGACGTTATAAGGTTTGTAAAGAACGGCGAAGAGTATGGCTGGTGGGATGGCGTAGACTTTCATACCGGTAATATCGTTGTTGCGCTTGATGAACGTGCGCAGATAGGCAATTACGCTTTTGTTCCTCGCTCTGACGGTTCCCTTGACTTCTTGAAAGTAGGTGGTTAATACGGCATTACAGAGTAAATCAATATCCGCAACCGCTTCAAAAGGACATCACAAGTTCACACTTACCGTCACAGAAAACAGCGTAAATTCTGCTGATAATACATCGTCCGTGGCGTGGGAGTTTGCCATATCCGCTGTCGGTAACGGTGGCTACGATTGGAACTTTAACAGCACAACCGCAGTAACGTATACGGTAACAGTAGACGGCACTTCCTACACCGGAAAACTACAAAACTATGACGGCAAGTCTACGGTTGCGTTTGACAGTATGTCCTCAATGGCGGTAGGCCACAATTCAGACGGAAGCAAGACTCTTAACTTCAGCTTTAGCGTATCAAGTAACACAAATTACTCATATTTGCCCGGCACTGCAAGCGCATCCGGTAGTATGGCGCTGACACTGATCTCAAAGGCGTCTCAGCCATCTTGTGTGACTTGGCCCGAACACACGCAGAACGTAGGCGAGTTTGGTGACGCTATTGCGATTCACATGAACCGCACTTCGTCTTCATTTACGCATACCGTCCGTTACGCTTTTGGCTCCCTTACCGGAACAATTGCGACAGGAGTAACAACCGGTACGACTTGGGCTATTCCTCTCACATTCATGAGTCTGCTGCCGGCCAACACTTCCGGCTCCGGTACAATATACGTAGACACATACAACGGCTCAAAGCTTGTCGGAACAAAATGGTGCGGCTTTACCGCAACCGTTCCGGCTTCCGTTAAGCCTACGTGTTCAATTCAAGTTCTTGACGCAACAAACATAAAGGACACCTACGGAAACCTTGTTAAAGGCTTATCACAGCTTTATGTCAAGACAACGGGAACTCCGGCGTATAGTTCTCCAATATCGAAATACAACGTCATAGCAAACGGCGTTACATACTCTAAAGCGGAGATAACAACCGGTGTTCTTTCAAGTTCCGGCACAACAACAGTAAAGGCCACAGTAACAGACCAGCGAGGAAGAACGAGCGAACAGAAGAGCGCATCGTTTACGGTTCTTGACTATAACAAGCCATCTATATCTGCGTTGCAAGTGAGACGTTGCGATTCAGACGGCACAACGAACGATAGAGGAACACACGTAAAAGTAACGTTTTCTGCCTCGGTCACTTCTCTTAGTTCAAAGAACACGGCAAGCTATTCATTGCAGTATAAAAAGTCAAGCGAAAGCTCGTGGAAGACCATAGCGCTTACCGCTTATGCAAACCAATACAGCGTTACAAACGGATCGTACATCTTTGAGGCGTCTGGCGGTAGCCCTTATGATGTAAAGATCACTGCAACCGACAGGCATTACGCTACAACAAGAGCCACGTCTGCTTCAACCGACTTTACAGTAGTTCACTACAACAAAGACGGCGACGGACTTGCCTTCGGTGCGGTAATTGACGAGGCGAACACGCTGACAAACGACTTGTCGCTATGGCAGAGGAACAACCGTTACAGCTTTCAGCCAGACTCGTTTAGCGGCGCAAAGGGTTATACAGCATTGGCCACCATCACGCTAACAAACATTGACGCAAATTCGCCTATTACGTTTGTAATAACGAAAAGAAATTCAACAGCGCCTATGACGTGCCATCTTGCGTTTAAGAGTTCTTCAAACGCCAGCTTGGATGCTGATTTACAGTCGTTTTATTACGAAGGCGACAACTACGGCGCATTTATGTGTAAAACGGCAACGCAAACATGGACGCTTTACGTAGACAATACCGGCGGATGGAGCAATCCTTGTTTACAAGATTGGTATACTTCCAAAAGCAACGCTGCCCGTGTCAAAGTAACGTTCCCAGCAGAACAAGTTACCACACTACCGTCGCCTTATTATCGTGCAACGCCGCTTGTGCCTCAGAACATATTAGATAGCTTTATGCCTGTAGGTTACGTGCTTATTCTATACAGTCACGCAGACCCCAACGAAATGTACCCCGGTACAACGTGGGTGCGCATCCAGAATGCTTTTCTGTGGGCAGTGGATAACGCCGGCACGATCGGACAGACAGGCGGTGCTAAAGAGGTAACGCTGACAACGGCAAACTTGCCGTCGCACAACCACGGTATAGCGTGGACTGACTCAACGGGCAGCGTGGGTAACGAGGTAAGAGACAATCCTATGATACGCTATGCAGAGTCAAACAAAGGTTATGCCGGAGCAGTTACAACCTCGGTAGGTTCCGGTACGGCACACAACAATATGCCGCCGTACATTCAGGTATCGGTGTGGCGAAGGACTGTTTAGGAGAGAGAAAAATGAATCTTACTACACTTGTCACACTGATGACTGAAGTCGGTGTGCTTTTTTCTGTAATTGTTCCGGTAATAGTTAGCATTTCGAAGATTTCCAACGGCACAAAATGCCAGCTCAGAAGCGAAATGTTACGTATCTATTATCACAACAGAGCAACTAAAACGATACGACAATATGAGTTTGAGAACTTTGTTCTGCTTTACGAAGCTTACAAAGCGCTCAAGGGAAACTCGTTTATAGAAAAAATCTATGATGAAGTGAAATCTTGGGAAGTAATTCCTTAAAGATAAAAACTGAAAGGGGAAAAAACAATGAAAAACAAACAGTATTGGCTTAATTGGCTGAAGTCGGCCGGCGTTCGTGCGCTGAAGACCGTAGCGCAGTCCGCTATTGCAACAATCGGTTCTGCCGTTGCTTTGGGTGCGGTTGATTGGCGCCTCGTGGCGTCTGCGGCTGTGCTTGCTGGCGTGCTTTCTCTGCTCACCAGCGTTGCAGGGCTTCCCGAAGTACCCAAAGAAGAAACCTTTGAAGACGAGGAAAAAGGAGAGGAATAAAAATGGCAATCAAGATTATGCTTGACGCCGGTCACTTTGGCAATAACTACAACAAAGGTGCGGTAGCCGGTTATTACGAGAGTAATATGACCTGGGAACTTCAGGAATATCTGAAAAAGGAACTTGAAGCTTACGGCTTTGAGGTAGGCACAACCAGAGCAGACAAGGCAAAAGACCTTGAAGTGTATGCGAGAGGTCAGAAGGCGAAGGGCTATGATCTTATGCTTTCTCTCCACTCAAATTCTGTCGATAACGAGCCTACCAAGAGGGTAGTCGTTATTCCCCCTATGAACGGCAAAGGCGACGCCCTGGCTGAAAAATTGGGGGCTACAGTCGTTAAGGCAATGAACCTGAAGAACGACAAGTATTGGTATCATCAGATTTACAAGAGAGAGTACCCTGGCAAGAAGGGCGTTGACTACTACGGCGTTATCCGTGGAGCTGTTGCGGCTGGTTCTGTAGGCATCATTATCGAGCATAGCTTTCATTCAAACAAAGAGGCTTGTGCGTGGCTTATGAACTCGGCCAACCTTATGCAGCTTGCAAAGGAAGAGGCGGCCACAATTGCGGCGCATTACGGTTACAAGAAGAAAGAAGAAAACGTGCTGTATACCGTCCAGGTCGGCGCTTATGGCGTAAAGGCAAACGCTGAGGCAATGCTGAAGAAAATCAAGGCGGCAGGATTTGACGGCTTTATTGCGACCAAACCAAAGAACTAAAAAAAGGGTAGCTTCGGCTACCCTTCTTTTTTATTTATTCAATCTTTCTTTTAGTTCTTCTTCCGTGATAATATCCAAGCAGTAAAGTTCAAACAGTGTGTCAACGTAAAACGCTTTTTTCTTCTTGTACTCTTCCTCGGTGATCTCTCCGTTCATAAGTAACCTTTCAAGATGTCCTATTACGTTCACGCTGTTTCACCGTCCTTTTTGCCTATAATAATGATTCCTTCTTTCATTCTTTCTTCGGCGCCGGCCCTTTTGCAGCTTCCGCCAAGATAGGCGTCAATGGCGTTGAACGCTGATTTTTGATACTTATAGATATTATTGTCGCCTGGAATATTTGTTATCCATCCGTCCTTGAAACGTGATGTTGTGTGCTTCCGGTATGGGTATGCTCTGGTAGAAGGCTGTAGTGAATCCTTCCAAACAACTTTGACAACTTTCATAATTCATCATCCTTCCTGTTTTTTCAGGATATATATGATGAATGTGTTGTTTTGACACGACACTCATCATATATATACTATTATATGCTTAATAAAGGCAAATGTCCAAGATAAATTCGTTAGAAGAATCACGGCTATATTCTATCTTCTGGACAAACTGTTTGAGATATTCGTTTTTGGCTTCTGCTGATATTGTTTCGTCTTTAATCATTCCTATTGCTGTGTGAAGATTTTCTATTTTTTCTTTGTATTCTTCACGGTCGGGTATTACTGTTTCAAGTTCTCTGATCTCTTTTTCTATAGCCTCAATTCTTGCGTTGTGTTTTGTTTTTCGCTGAACGAACTCGTTAGCTGAGTATACTTCGTTTTCGTAGTCGTCAAAAATCTTTGACAAGATGTTCTGGGCTTTTTTCTTCTCGTTTTCGAGTGCTTGTATCTGTTTACGAAGCGTGGCTTCATCTAAGTCGGGCTTGTTGTTAAGTTCGACTTCAAAGTTTTCAAGGTAGTTTGTGAGGCCGTATATTACGGCGTCAATAACATCATCGACTCTGGCTGACTTCACTTTACATATTTTTGTAACGGCGTGGTTGTACCGGGCTGGTGACTTGATGTTCATTTTTTGGAAGTGAAGAGATCTTCCGCAGTTCTTGCATATCAAAAGCCCGGCAAGTGGATTTTTCAAAACAAGTGCGGCTTTAGTTTTGTCTTTGTAAAAACCCTGTTGCGCAGCCCTGAATAATTCTTCTGACACAAGAGCTTCATGCTTGCCGTCATATTCCATATAGTGTTCGCTGTCTCTGGCGTCTATTAATTGCTTGACCAACTTGCCGTCAACCATCTTTTTCACAAGCATTTTTGAGTTATACTTTACTCTTCCAATATAGACCGGATTCGTCAAAATTGATCTTACGCTTTCTTTGTGCCACTCTTGGTTCCCGTTATACGTAGGAACGCCCATAAGTGTTAATTTTCCGGCAATTCGTCCGGTTGTCATGTTTTTGTTGACACGCCAATCAAATATAGTGCGCACTATAGGCGCCTCGGTGGGATTTTCTTTCAACGTCCGGTAGTGCTTTGACTCAACTATGTCATAACCGTATGGGCGCTTTGGCGAAATATAATGCCCTTCTACAACGGCCTGTTCTTTGCCTCGTTGCATACGCTTTGTAATCATCTTGTATTCCCGGCGTGACATAAAAAGCTCAAACTCCATGTACTCCTCGTCGTCAGGATTGCGAGCTACGTCATACGTTTTTGTGGGCGTCACGACAAGAATACCGTTGTTGTTATTTCCGAAGCGAAGGCAGTCAAGAATTGTTTGTGCGTCACCCTGGTTACCTCGTGAGAGACGAGAAACTTCTACAACAAGTATGCCTTTATACTTTCCGGCATAACAAGCTGTAATCAGCTTTTGTATCTGCTCTCTTGCCTCTATGGTCTCACCGGAAACGACTTCCTCATATATATCTTCTACATACAGGCCTCGTCTTGCTGCGTGGTCTGTAAGTATTTTTTTATGCCTGGCAAGCGTTTCGCCTTCGCCTCTGGCTTCCGCCTTCAAGTCCTCTCGTGACTTACGCAAGTACATTGCGTACTTGTCAAGTTTTGGATTGAAGGCGTTTTCTATTGCGTTGTTAGTTTCAAATACTGTCAACGTAAGCACCTACTTTTGGTTGTTTTTGTTGTTAATGTTGTTTATAAGCCGTTTTAAAGGGTCGTTATCGTCTTCGTATCCATACATTAATTCTGTGCTTGATTTGTCAAGTAATTCCCGTGGAACATCATACCCGGCTTCGTCAAGAGCAAGGACATATTTTGGATAACTAAGCCGTTCCCTTGATCTCTTAACTTCTTTTGGCGTGGGTTTATAAGACAAACTGCGAATGACGCCGTAAATGCCTAATGCCAAAAAAAGCACGCCCACAAAGGCCCTATCTTTGTCGTAGGTGAATGCGAGCTGAATTGTGTCGGCGACCCCAATAAGCCCTATGTCAACGTTGTAGGCCCTAAAAAACGAAGAAAAAACAAGATAAAAATTAGATAAAGCAACTAAAACCATAACAATGTGCCCGAGCGGAACTGTCGCAAAACCTCTTGGCGCCAACGCTGGTTCTATACGGTCTTTGTCAAGGAAGACTTCTTTGCAATAAGGACAGACACGCAATGGTATACCATATCGGCGTCTTCTAAGACGAAACGGCGAAACCACTTCTCTACAATGAGGGCACCGTATTGAACCAATCCTATGGTTAAACATACGAATCATAATGATGTTTCCTTTCGTTCATCCCAACCTTTTGTTAAATCCATGTCTTGGTGCAAGCTACGCCAAGCCTTTATTTCGTCTACTAAAAATTCTATTTGTTTAAGGTATTCTTCTCTAACCGCTCGTATGTCGTTGCGGTGTTGGTCGTTCATATTGCGCAAGACAGCCTTTAACCTTTCGTTTTCTTCTTGGACGGCGGTTAGCTTGGCTGCCTGTTGTTCAAGCTGTTCCATCTGCTGAAGTTCTTTTTCGACTTGCGCTGTGCATGAAAACTCGTCTGTTGTACCACCAATAAGGGCAATCAAAACATTCTTAATTGTTGAGTATTTGCAATCAAGATACTCTCCGGCCTTGATTCGGTTTATCGTTCCCAAAGGAACTTTGCTCTTATCCGCAAGTTCTTGGTTCGTCCAGTTAAGGTGCTTTTGTCTTTTTGCGCACCATTGCATAAGATCAGCAAAAGAAAGAAGCATGAGATTAGGCACGCAGCTTTCGCCTATTTTTTTACAATTCAAACATTTATCAAACACTGTTAACTCCAATCTTCATAAGTGATAATTAAACATTCATAAGTGATAAACCAAATCCATAAGTGGTAAGGAAGTATCACTTCTGCTTATTGAAAAAATACCGCAATGATGATAGGATATAGCCAACCTCAGATGACCTATCATCTCTGGTGTGGAAGCGTATTCGAGTGACGCCGGTGCGCTTCCACGTTTTCCCTAAAAAATTGAATGAAATTCCTATTATGTGAAAGAATTTCGACAAACACTGATACCATCTTTAATACATAATAGTTTCGTACTATAATTTTTGCTGAAAAAGAACTGACGTTCGCCCCGGTGAAAGGAGAAAAAATGAATGAGCGCAAAAGACGAACTAATTGACTTCATAGCAAATCTTGACCCCGAAGAGCTTGAGAAAGTCTTCAGTCACCTTCAACAATTGACTTCATTACTCGAAGAATCAATTCAGCCTTGTCATCCGGAATTGACATTGCAAAATCAATAAGCGCTTTTCTCTTTTCGGACAGTCCATCGTATTCGGTGGGCTGTTCTTTTTTTTCGCTGATATTTATGTCAGCTTCTTCTCCCAAGAGATAGCCCACAGAAACACCAAAGTATGTAGCGATCTTTTGGGCTGTTTCGGCGTTTACTCCTTTTTTTCTTCCGCTTTTCAAATCCGTCATTAGGCTCTTGCTAATACCCAATTCGGTGCACATTCGACCCCCTTTTATGCCTCTATCTTTACATAATTGAGTTAGTCTTTCGTGCAAAGTTACCATAATTATCACCCCCTTTTTGTGCAGTCATCCAAAAGATACGTGAACACGTATTTTTGTCTTGACAAGTACGTGAGCAAGTAGTAAAATGGCAACAGACAAGGACGTGAACACGTACCTATGTATGACTGTCTGGCACCTATCATTATAGTACGTTATCGTGTACTTGTCAATACACTGAGACAAAATAGAGGTGAAGATTTTGAATTGTGGCAAGTTTTCAGATTTTGGTCTTGCGGTAAAAACCGAACTTTTGAAGCAAGGCAAAGAGCAGAAGTGGCTTGAAGAGGCCGTGACCGAACAGACCGGGCTTTTCGTTGACAGCGGTTATATGTATAAGATACTAACCGGCAAACGCAAGGCTCCCAAGATCACGGCGGCTATTCGCAATATTCTGGGATTGGGGGATTAAAACTGAAAAACAAGGTCAACGTCCACGGCTGCGTAGATCAGAAGAAACTGAAGGAAGCAACGGTGAAATTCCTCAAGGCTGTGGAGCAAGAAAAAAAGAAACGTTCTTAAATCAAAGGGGGATGAAGAAATGCTTTCAATATGGAAGATACTTCGCAATCTATTAGCAATATCCGGGCTTGGCCTGATGTTTTTATCGGTAAACACGTCCGATTACTACGTGTTAGAGCTTGGCTGTGCGGAACCGGCCTACGTTGGCCGCTGTATGGTCGCCGGTATACTTATGGTGATTCCGTACCTTGCAAGCAGTATTTACAGAGCTTGGCTTGAGAGTAAGTAAAGAATACGAAATATTAAAAATTTGGAGAAAGACAAAAATGAAAGTATTAAGTTTATTTAGTGGTATCGGAGCTTTTGAAAAAGCTTTAGACAATCTTGATGTTCCTTATGAACTCGTAAACTTCTGTGAGTTTGATAAGTATGCGGTTAAGTCATACTGTGCAATACATAGTGTTGATGAATCCAAGAACCTTGGGGACATAACAAAAGTAGACGAGAACACACTTGCGAAGGACATTGATGTCCTTACCTATGGATTTCCTTGCCAAGACATTTCGTTGGCAGGAAAGCAGAAAGGTCTTTTCAACGAAGACGGAACACAGACAAGATCGGGGCTTTTCTTTGAAGCGTTACGAATCATAGAAGCGACCAAGCCCAAAATTGCAATTGCTGAAAATGTTAAGAACTTGGTCGGAAAGAAGTTCAATGCTCAGTTCCAGGTGGTGTTAGCATCTCTTGAGGCGGCCGGTTACAACAACTATTGGAAGGTGCTGAACGCAAAAGACTTTGGCGTTCCGCAGAACCGAGAAAGAGTGTTTATTGTCAGTATTCGCAAAGACGTTGACACGGACAAGTTTGAGTTCCCCAAGGGATTCCCTTTAGAAAAGCGCCTAAAGGACATTTTGGAAGACGCCGCAGACGAAAAGTATTTCCTTACGGAAACAATGACAAAAAGGCTGTTCTCTACAACATATGTTCAAAACAAATATGAAAACAGGGTAACGAAAGAAGGTGGTGTGGTTGGTACACTGTGTGCGAGAGATTACAAAGACCCGAAATGTGTTCAATTAAGTCAGATGCACCCTACAACCGTTCAGAAAGACAACTATGTTGCTGTAGCAATGCGCGGCCGATATGACGAAGAAGGAAAAATTGTACAGCAGGTGGAAGTCTCTGATCGCGAATATGCAAATGCTGTTACAACTGTACAGAAAGATTCGTTGGTAGGGGTAACCGCTATCGTGGTAGACGGCTCTGTAAAGCGTAGCGTTGCACAAAATATTGAAAGAGAAAAAGAACAGATTGCACAAAGCGAGAAAGACATCTATCAATGCGAATGTGAGAGCGGATGGCAAGACAACAAAATCGGCTTAAAAACAAGTCCCACTGTTCGTGCGAACAACAACAACAACACATTCTGCTTAGACAATCTGCTAAGAATCCGCAAATTGACCCCCAAAGAGTGCTTCAGGCTGATGGGGTTTGATGACGAATCGTTCCATAGAGCGGAAGCTGTAAACAGCAACACACAGCTTTATAAACAGGCTGGCAACAGCATTGTGGTGGATGTGTTAGAACATCTGTTCCACAAACTAATCGAAGCAAACCTTATATAAAAACATAAAGCGGAGAAAGAAAAATGAAAGACAACTACGATTTCTGGAGCGAACACGATGACCGACAGTCAAAACAGATGGCAAAGCTTCCCGTCTGCTCAATCTGCAAGGAAGCAATACAGGATGACGCTTGTTACAAGATTGAAGGCAAGCTTTACTGTGATAACTGTCTTTACGAGAACTTCAGAGTGTTCGTAGATGACTTAATTGAGTAGGAGAAAGATATGTACGAAAACAAAATGGCTATTGATCAGGAAGAATACAGAGAACTTGCGGCAAAAGCGGAGCGCATAGAAACGCTCAAAAGATTGTTTGCTTCACATGAATACATAAGCATGGCTGAAGTCAAGGCTGTGCTTGGCATTACCGAGGACGGTGAAGAAAATGGCAATGTTTGAGGACGGCGTTAAGCGTTACATAAAAGCAAGAGCTGTTGTAGAAGTCGGCTTTCCGGTTGATTGGAGAGACAGCGCAGAGATCGCTTGCAAGCATTGTCCGTTTTACATAGTAGCAACAAGAAAATGCGGACTGACACACGATGTAGTGTACTTCCCGGAGAAGTACGTAGGCTCGAATTGTCCGCTTGAACCTATAGAAGAAGGAGTAACAGAAGAATGATTTTCAGAGATTTAACCAAAGACGAGATAGAATGCCGTGTGCAGTCAGTGAAACAGAACGGTCTTGTGCTTCTGCTCTATAAAGACGCAAGGGTAGACATGAATATTCTTGACGAGACAGTGAAACCGGAGTGCTGGCAGAGAGAGCATTATGAGTGCAAAGGTAACCTTTTTTGCCGGGTGGGTATCTGCGTAGAGACAAAGAAGGGTGACGCAGTATTCCCTGAGTGGACGTGGAAAAGCGACTGCGGCACCGAGAGCAATACTGAAGCGCAGAAAGGCGAAGCGTCTGATTCTTTCAAGAGAGCTTGTTTTAATTGGGGTATCGGCCGTGAACTTTATACCGCTCCGTTTATCTGGATTCCGGCCGAGAAGTGCAATATTAGTAACGGCAAATGCTACGACAAATTTGTAGTAGAAAAGATAATTATCGAAAACAAGCAGATAACCGCCCTGGCTATCTGGAACACTACAAAGAACTGTCGGGCGTTTGTGTGGCAGAGGGATTCAAAATGATTCTCACCGGAAGGCTTGCAGACGTAAACGTTGACTTTGTTACCGGAGTACCGAAGATTACACTTGCTGTCAATGAGAAGAGCGACCTACTCAGCGGATATGACGAGCTGAAGGATTACGAAAAGCTGTCTATTGAGATAAAGCCTTATCGTAAGAAGCGCAGTCTCGATCAGAACGCCTACGCCTGGGCACTTATCGGTAAAATAGCGGACAAGCTGCGCACAAGCAAAGATGAGGTATATCTTGATATGCTCAAGCGTTACGGGCAAGGCGGAGTGATAAAGGTACAGCCGCACGCAGAGCAAACAATTTTGACGGCGCTTAAATACTACGAACCGCACGAGAAACTATACACCGAGACAGACAAGTATTACCGTGTGTGGGCTGGTTCAAGCGGATATAACACTGAAGAAATGACTATATTCGTAGACGGCATCATATCAGAGGCCCATGGTTTAGGAATACAGACGTTGACACCGGATGAACTTGCGGAAATGCGAAGTCTGGAGAACACCCTATGAAAGAATCAATACTTAAAACAGAACCGGGCGTATGTTATATCTGCAAGCGCCATACAGAAACAGCGCTTCACCATATATACTTCGGCCCAAAGCGAAAAATATCAGACAAAAACGGATTCGTGTGCTTTCTCTGCCCTGACTGTCATCAGTATAGCGCTCACGCAGTCCACAAGTGCCGTAGAACCGATTTGGCGCTCAAGGCAATATGTCAGAAGGCATACGAAAAAACACACACCAGAGAAGAATTTATGGCTCTTATAGGCCGCAATTACATAAACGATTAAAGGAGATTTTATTATGGCAAACTTAAACCTCAACAAAGTAATTCTTGGCGGTAGAATGACCGCAGACCCCGAATTTAAAACCACACCGGCCGGTACCCCTGTGTTGTCCTTCACAATAGCGGTAAACCGCCGCAGAGCAAAAGACGGAGATCAGCAGAGCGACTTTATCACTTGTGTTGCCTGGGATAAAAGAGCGGAACTTATCAGCAAACATTTTCACAAGGGTAGCTGTATCTGCGTTGTAGGCGAACTTCAGGTTAGAAAATGGCAAGACAGCAACGGCGGCAACAGATATTCTACAGAAGTGCTTGTGTCAGAAGTTAATTTTGTAGACAGCAAGAGCGAGAGCGCAACGCCTTCATATATGCCTGAAGCATACACGGCGCCGGCGGACGGTTTTGTTCCGGTTCCCGAAGACGATGACATTCCGTTTTAAGGCGGTGGGCGTATGAAAGCAAGAACGCCAGTAAGCCTTACCGCAAAGGACAGAAAAGCCCTTAATGAAGAGATCAGACGTCAATGTATAGAGCAGACGGCGCAGTATGAGGCGGAACTTGACGTTGTTGTGCTTTATACCTTGCGTGAAATCTTTGGGTTCGGCAAAGTGCGACTTGAAGTGTTCTATAGAGAAATGTTCAAGCTTCGTGAAGAAATGAAAAAACGTTACGGCACGTCTGATGATGATACTATGGGCGACTTCGCTATGTACATTAAGCTCAAGGAAATAGGCGTAGACGTCCAGGCGTTGTATGACGAGCAGAACACACAGAAGTTCAAAGTGAAGGTGAGATAATGGCCGTTAATAGCAAACAGAAGGGCGCACGTTTTGAAAGATTGCTTGCCTCACGTTTTCGTGAATATGGTTATGAAGCAAAACGAACCGCTCAGTATTGCGGTAACACCGGAGAGGCCGCTGACGTTGACGGCCTTCCCGGAATCCACGTAGAGGCAAAACACCAGGAGCGTATGCAGCTCTATGAGTGGATGGCACAGGCAAAGCGAGACGCAGAAGGAACCGGCCGACTTCCGGCCGTGTTCCACAAGAAGAATAACGCAGAAATTCTTGTAACGATGGAACTTGAAACTTGGATGAATCTATACCGGGAATTTGAAGCCGGATTTGATTTGAAGGGGGAATAACCGTGTACGATCTGAAGAACACAACAGCGCTTGTAAAATCTATTCTTGAAGCAGACATAGACAGCCGTAACAGCGACAGCCGCCTTTATCTTAACGTCCTTCGGGCGGTAGGCAAAGAAAAAGGCGTAGAGCTGTCCTGCGTATCTATTACATACTTCTTGACCGGCCTTGTCGGTGACGTGTTTCCGCCTTTTGAATCCGTAAGACGTGCAAGACAGAAGCTACAGAGACGTTACCCTGAACTTGCGGCAAAAGATACCGTCCGTGACTACCGGGCAGAAAACGAGGCAGCTTATGAAGAATATGCCAGAAGCGCAGTTTGACCGTGTAAACAACCCCTGCCGCAGAGATTGCCCCGAAAGAAGCCCGAAATGTCACGGAGCTTGCGAAAGATACGCTGAATATAGCCGCAACAGAAACGCTATAAACAGCGAAAAATATAAGCAAAAGCAAACAATGGCTTACATAGTAGAGGCCGTACACAGAAACAAGAAAAACATGAGCGGCAAATACAAAGGCAAAGATTACGAGGAATGAGAGGGCGCAGAAGTGGCTGAAGTTAAATGGATAAAGCTAACTACAGATATGTTTGACAACCGGAAAATAAAACATTTACGGCGCCTTCCCGACGGAAACAACATTGTCCTTATATGGGTAATGCTCTTGTCAATGGCCGGGCGTTGTAATGCCGGTGGAATGATATTCTTGACAGAAAACATACCGTATACACCAAAAATGCTTGCGGACGAGCTTGACTTTGAGGAAAACACGGTAAGGCTTGCGCTTGAAGCTCTTGAACAGCTTAACATGATCGTGACCGACTGCGGATTCTTTGCGATTGCCGGTTGGGAAGAATATCAGAACATAGAGGGCATGGAAAAATTGCGAGAGCAGACACGAAAAAGAGTAGCAAAGCACCGAGAAAAGAAACTGCTTTCGGGAAGTAACGTTACACGTAACGTTACAGTAACGCAAGGTAACGCAACAGATATAGATAAAGATAAAGAAAAAGATATAGAAGAAGATAATATTATATTGCCGTCACCGGCAAAGCGCACCAAACATAAATACGGCGAATATAACAACGTTCTTCTTACAGATGACGAACTTGAAAAGTTGAAGGCTGAATATCCCGACTATGCCGAACGTATAGAGCGTCTTTCTTCTTATGTAGCAAGCACAGGGAAATCGTATAAGAGTCATTATGCGACTATTCGCAATTGGGCGAGAAAAGACCAGACACAAGAAGTAAAGCCGGTATACCGGAAGCAGACAAAAGCAGACGAACTTAACGAAGCATACAAAATGATGGCCGACTGGGCCGAAGGGAGCTGATAACGTGAATAAGGCCGAGTTTGCGACTTGGACTATGGCGCTTAAAACATATTACCCACGAGAGAACCTATTACCGAACCAACAGGCTATGGAATTATGGTACCGGGAACTTTCTGATATATCCTACGAGGTAGCGGAAGCGGTACTGAGAAAATGGGTGGCTACAAATAAGTGGTCACCTTCAATAGCAGACATAAGAGAAGCGACAAATACTATGCTCAATGGTGAACAATTGACATGGGGCGAATCCTGGGAGAGAGCGCTTAACGCTGTTCGTAGATATGGTTCTTACAATAAACAGGCGGCTTTGGACTCTCTCGACCCACTCACAAGGCGCTGTGTAGAAAACATAGGCTACATGGACTTATGTATGAGCGAAAACATAATGGTAGAACGTGCGCACTTTCAGAAGATATTCGAAATATACGCACAGAGAGAACATACAGAACAAAAGCTGTCGGCGCCGTTGCTTGAGGCTATCAAAAAGCTACAGATCGGAGCGCCGGCGGAAGGAATGTTAAGAATAGGCGGTAAGAAGAATGATTAAGAACTCGGCGGCGAGAAATGCATCTGGGGAAGAATGGCGAAAGGTTGTAGGTTATGAAAATGAATACGAAGTGTCGAACTGGGGCAAAGTTAGGTCTCTTTATCCTAAAACGAGAGTGGGGGATAAGGAGAACAAAACATTAAAACAAAAATCCGATAACAAAGGATATTACAGAGTAAATTTATACAAAGGTGGAGAATTCAAAAAAAGTGCGTTGGTAAGTCGGCTGGTCGCAATGGCTTTTATACCGAATCCCCTTGACTTGCCACAAGTCGGGCACAAAGACGACAACAATAAAAATAACAATGTTTCAAATTTGTATTGGACAGATTCAAAAGAAAACAACAACCACAATGGAAAAATGGATAGATTCCAAAAGTTACACCGAGAGAAAATTGACATTATAGCAAGAAAGTTATCTGTTGCCGTTGTGGGAACATCTGTTGAAACTGGCGAGAAAATTTTCTTTTCATCAATGCAAGAGGCAAAAAGAGCTGGTTTTGATTCTGGGAAAATATCTATGTGTGTAAACGGAAAAAGAAACAGTCACAAAAAATATAAATGGGAGAGATCAAAATGAACATGACGATTAAAGATAGTGGAGAGCGGACCGCATTTAGCACAGGAAGTGTTAGAGACTACAAGGAAGGTGTAGGTCGCATGGATTTGCTTCCCTGGGCTGCGATCATGGAGGTATCGAAGCACTGTGAAAACGGCGCAAAAAAGTACGGAGAGCATAATGTCGACAAGGGTATACCTACCCACTCATTCTGTGACTCTGCTGCCCGTCACCTTGCGAAGTATATTGATGGGTGGGAAGACGAACCACACTTACTTGCGGCCGCTTGGAATCTGCTGTGGTGTATACAGATGGAATTAAAACATCCGGAACTTTGTGACGTTCCGTGGAAGGGGGAGAATAATGATAAAGATTGAAAAGACGGACGTTTACGGATGGGAACCGGCAATAAGGGGAATGCGAAACCCTTTGGAGTCCTGGGAGAAAAGCGACAGCTTTAGAGACGGAGAAAACTATTACATTGGCGACAATGACCTTGACCTTATGAAGCGGCTTATATCCGCCGGCAGCGATCACCGGAAATTTATGCGGATGATAATAGTATGGGTGGATATAACAGCGCCTTTTTATTGGTGGAAAGAAGCAGATACATACAAAGTCGGCACCGTAGCAAATTCGTGTTCTACTATGCACAAAATACATAGCAGAGATATTACTATGGATGACTTCAGCATAGACCACCTTGAAGAGCATAACCGGAACATGCTTACTCAGATTATACGCAATCTGAACTTGGCGAGGAAAGCGTTCACTGAAAGCAAGGACAAAAAGCACTGGTGGCAGATGATACAGCTTCTTCCTACGGCCTACAATCAGAAGCGGACAATAATGCTTAGCTATGAGGTGTTAAGAAACATGTATCACGCAAGAAAGAACCACAAGCTCGATGAATGGCATACGTTTTGCGAATGGGTAGAGGGCTTGCCCTACAGCGAACTTATAACGGGTACAGCAAAATGAACTACGATGTATACAGCCTAAAAGAGCGAGAGTGTCCCGTTTGCGGAAAGATATTTGTTCCGGCGCCACAACATGTTTTTGTAGAAGACGACAAAGTGTTCTGTAAGTGGACTTGCCTTTGTGCCTACCGTAAGCAGAGAAAGTCAGAGAAACCAAAAAAACCGGACGCACGCAGACGAATCTACACACCGGAGCAAAAGGCCGAAGCAATACGAATGACTATTGAAGAAGGCAAAACACAAAAGGAAATTGCGGAAGAGCTTGGTGTGAGCTACTTCGGTGTGAGGTCATGGGTAAGCGCCTACCGAAAAGGAGAGTTGAACCTATGACAGAAAAGATAAAGATATTTGAAAAGCATATCTAAATTAACTAAGCTGTCCTATCGGCTAATCGGGGAGAAAGAGAAATAAATATGGAAAAAGTAATTATAAGAGCAGACAGAGCAGGTGTGTTTTTCGGAGAAATCAAGGAGAGAAGCGGTAGCGAAGTTGTAATGACAAACGTGCGCCGCCTGTGGTATTGGGACGGTGCGGCAAGTCTTTCTCAGCTTGCGGTAAACGGCACTGTAAGACCGGACGAGTGCAAATTTACCGTGGTAGTTCCCGAAATGACAATACTCGGTGTTATCGAGATTATACCCTGCACCGAAAAAGCCATTGCGTCTATCGAAGGTGTAAGAGAATGGAAAAAATAAAGAGATTTCTTGAAGTAAGCTACGGCTCCGGCTCCGGCGACGGCTCCGGCGACGGCTACGGCTACGGCTACGGCTCCGGCTACGGCTACGGCTACGGCTCCGGCTACGGCGACGGCTCCGGCTCCGGCTACGGCTACGGCTCCGGCTACGGCTCCGGCTCCGGCTCCGGCTCCGGCTCCGGCTCCGGCTCCGGCTCCGGCTACGGCTCCGGCTACGGCTCCGGCTACGGCGACGGCTACGGCGACGGCATATCGGTCTTTAATAAACAGGCTGTCTATATGGTCGACGGTGTAGCAACAATTATTAAGAGGGTTGTAAACAACCTTGCCAAAGGCTTTGTACTCAACAATGATCTGACTCTTACGCCGTGCTATGTAGTAAAAGGACATAATCTTTTTGCACACGGAGAAACCGCAAAAAAAGCCGCAGAAGCGTTACAAGAAAAGATATACGCAAATATGGATACAGATGAAGCTATAGAGCTATTTCTTGAAACGTTTGAACAGGGCAAGAAATATCCCGCAAAAGATTTCTACGTGTGGCACAACAGGCTTACCGGCTCTTGCGAAATGGGTCGAAACAAGTTTGTTACTGAACACGATATCGACCTTGACAACGGAATGTATACCGTAAATGAATTTATCGAGCTTACGAGAAACGATTACGGCGGCGAGATAATAAGTCAGCTTGCGGAAAGGAGTAACAACAATGCCGAATTTTAAGGAATGCAATCAACTGTGTCAGTATAACACTACAAACGGATGCAAAGTCATAGAAATGAATGGTGTTTGTCCACTTTCAAACTCAACGGCAAAATCAACACAAATGGCAGAAGCAAGAACTGCCGAAAGTTATGAAGCGGAAATAAAAGGACTTGCCGCTCGGATAGTCGAAGCGGAGACTATGGTAAACGAACTAAAAATGGACAATTCGTCTCTTGAGTTTGAAATTTCGGGATACAAGCAGGAGCTTGACCGAAAGGAAATGCAGATAGAATTTATGCGAGGACAGATTGAAGCATTTAAATTCTGTGTGTCTTGCGGAAATGCGAAGAAGAAAGGAGAATGACAATGCCGAATGAACTTAAACTGTATGCCGCAAGAGACACAAGCACAGGCAAGTTGGTCTCCGACATTACAAACCCAAAGAGAAAGTATTGGGACAAACGAGGCAACGCAGAAAAAGCCATCGACCACTATAACCAAGGTTATGCCAACAAAAAGCTCAAGCCGTGTAACAACAAGGGAGAACACGGCACGCTTGAATTAGTGGTGTTTAAGTTGGTGGAGGTGGCAGACAATGGCTAAATATCAGTATGGTTTGTATACAGATGAGCAGGATTCCTGGTTGAGAGAAAATGCGACCGGGCGAAAGTGGGCGCAGCTTGCAGACCAATTCAATGAGGTTTTTGGAACCGCAAAGTCAGAAAATGCGTTAAAACAGCGGTTTTCGCTGCTCAAGAAACCAAAAAAAGCAGAATGCCGGTCAGATGTAGAATGCTGTCAGGCGTGTGTTCATGCGTACAAAGGCGGGACTTGTTCTGTTTATAAATCGTGTGCGGCGTGGCGAAAGTGGTTCAAAGCCGAGTGGCGTATCATTCGTGCGTTGGCCAACAAAGAAAAGCTTAAATAAGAAAGGGTGGTAGCGTGTGGACGTTATTGCTTGGCTTGAAAGATTTGCAAAATTAGATGAACTTATAGAAGCGAAAAAGGCCGAAATGGATAGAGTTCAAGAGCTGGCTTGCAACACTGTAGGAAAAGCAGACGGTATGCCGCACGCTCCGGGTATAACTGACAAAGTAGGAACGCTTGTAGTAAAGCTCGTTACACTTGACGAAGAACTAAAAAAATACAGTGATCAGAAAGACGCTATGCTTGACGTGCTTCAGATGTTACCGGCGGCTGAATACGGCATACTACATAGAGAATACGTGCGGTATATGACTCAGGAACAAATTGCCGATGATATGAACTATAGCACCGTCCAGGTATGGCGGATAAAGAAAAATGCGCTAAATTTGCTTGAAAATATACTCAAAACTTAAAAGATGTAATGAAATGTAATGGAATGTAATGCTTTAAGTGTGTATAATTGTATCGTAAAATAATATGTTTGGAGAAGCACTTGCCTGAGGGTAGGTGCTTTTTTCGTGCAATTAAGTATAAAAGCACCACCGTAACGTGTTTTTATCATAGGCATAGTTACGGCAAATACTGACTCCAGGGGCGGCGGTCGGCGTCGCCTATGGTGCTTATTCAGAGAGGAATATATGAAGGCTATCAGATGTGACTTGCCAATAGACGGCGCAATAGAAGTTCATCCTATGTCAGACTTGCATATAGGTGATGCTCAGTGCGACTATAAGGCAATACTTGAGAAAATTGAATATATCAAGAACACGCCCAACGCCTACTGTATTCTTGATGGCGACTTGATGGACACGGCAATAGCTTCAAGCATAGGCGACACATACGCCGCAAATCTACAGCCTATGGAGCAATTAAAACACTGTGTAAAGTTGTTTGATCCGATAAAGGGAAAGATACTTGCGGTTCTGTCCGGAAATCACGAGAACAGAGTATATAAGGCGGACGGCATAGACTTGACAGAAGTTATGTGTGCGCAGCTCGGCATACCGGAGAAATATTCGCCTACAACAGCGTTACTCTTTCTTAGGTTCGGAAAGAACAAAGAACACCGGAAAGATGGGAAGCAATTATACACAATATATGTGACTCACGGTTCCGGTGGCGGAAGAAAAGAGGGCGGCAAGGTAAACAGACTTGCAGACCTGGCTTGCATAGTGGATGCCGATATATATATTACAGGACACACACACTTACCGGTAATATTCAGGGAGTCATACTTCAGGGTTAGTAGCGGAAATTCTTCTGTGGCACCGGTAGACAAACTATTCATAAACACAGCCGCATATCTCGACTATGGCGGATATGGAGACAAACAGGGATTCAAGCCGGCGTCAAAGATGTCTCCGGTGTTATACCTTGAAGGCAACAAGCACGAAATGGCGGCGAGACTATAAAAGAGAGGGGGAGAGGATATGCTTACGCTGAAGCAGGAAACATTTGCACAGAAGATCGTAGAAGGAATGAGCCAGGCGGACGCATACCGCTTCGCTTATAACTGCGCAAAAATGACCGACAATTCAATATATGTCAATGCAAGTAAGCTTGTAGCAGACGCAAAGGTGGCGCTAAGGATACAACAGCTCCGGGATGAACTTGCCAAAGAGAGCATAATGAGCGCCCAGGAGCGCTTAGAATGGCTTACAGGCATTATCAAAGACGCAGAGGAACGCACAGAGAATAAACTGAAGGCCGCTGACATTATGAATAAGATGCAGGGAGAATACATACAGCGCATAGAAGCAGACGTCAAGAACGATGTCACGATCAATATAGAATTGAGTGACGAAGAGTGAACGTAAATATAAAGATTTCGAAGAAGGTATTCAACGACGTATACCTTCCCTATCTGGATAACACGGACAGATACCTTATATTTTATGGCGGCGGTTCTTCAGGCAAGAGCTATTACATAGCGCAGAGGTTCATATATAAGCTTATTCACCCAAAGCGCTGTAATTTGCTTGTGGTGCGTCAGACAGGCGACACAAACAGAAGGTCAACGTTTCCTCTGCTGAAGCAAGTTATAAGCAATTGGGGCCTGTCAGAACACTTCAAAGTGAATGAGTCTGATATGCGTATACGTTGCAAGTTTACCGGCAATGAAGTAGCGTTTGCCGGCCTTGATGACGTAGAGAAAATTAAGTCTATCACATTTGAAAACGGAGAGCTTACAGATATATGGGTAGAGGAAGCTACAGAGTGCCAAGAGGCTGACATAAACCAGCTCAAGGTTCGTCTGCGTGGCGGTAAATCCAAAAAGCAGATGGTTCTCTCTTTTAACCCGATAAACATACAGCATTGGATAAAGAAACACTTCATTGATAGCGGACTGGCAACAGTCTGCTTTTCTACATATAAGGACAATAAATTTCTTACAGAGGACGACCGCAAGGCCCTTGAAGATTTACAGCATATAGACGAATACACATACGAGGTATACTGCCTGGGTAAGTGGGGTATTCTCGGCAAAACAGTATTTGACGCAAGAGCAATACAGAAGCGCCTTGAGGCCATACCAAAGGCCATTAAGACAGGGTACTTCACATACGACTATGACGGACTGAAGATAACAAATATACAGTGGGTAAACGATAGAAGCGGATATATCCATATATACCAGATGCCGAACACACCGGAGTTTACCGAATATTGCATAGGCGGAGATACGGCCGGAGAGGGCAGCGACTACTTTACCGGACACGTGCTTGACGCAAAGACCGGGCGACAAGTGGCGGTACTCAGGCACCAGTTTGACGCAGATCAGTACACAAAGCAGATGTATTGCCTGGGTAAATACTACGCAAACGCTCTTATAGGCATAGAAGCGAACTTTGATAGTTACCCTATTATGGAGCTTCAACGCCTGGGCTATATGAAGCAGTACACGAGAGAGGCGCAAGACACATACACCGGCAAGACAGAGAGACGATTCGGCTTCAAGACTACTTCTCTTACTCGACCTACAATCATATCGGCATTAATAGAGATTGTCAGAGAGCATTGTGACACCATTAACGACAAAGAAACACTTGAGGAACTACTAACTATTATCCGTAACGAAAAAGGCCGCATAGAAGCACCAGAAGGCGGACACGATGACATGATGATGGGCCTTGCAATAGCGCACCATGTCAGGAGTCAGGTAGTCTTCCCGGCAGAGGTAATAGAGGTAAATCCGCAGTACAGATTCAACATAGAGAAGATGACAGCGGCACAGTCTGACTACGGTGAAGAAATGGTAGTCGTATAAGGGGGATATATGGAGATATTGCTAATAGCCGTAGTGGCTATAATAAACACATTTTGCTTTCTGATAGGCGCAAAAGTAGGGCAGACAGTAAGTAAGGGTGAATCGGTAGAACTACCCACCGTAAACCCGTTAAAGGCCGTAGAAGAGCGCAGAAACAAAAAGGAAGCAGAGAGGGAGCAAGACAAGGTAAACGCTATCTTGCACAACATAGAGGCTTATGACGGTACAGGCAGAGGCCAGGAAGATATACCGAGGGGGTGATTATAAGTGAACATAGAAGAGATCAAACAGACAACCGTATGGGATTTGTACGAGAAAGGGCGTAATTATCACAGACAGACCGGTATATACGTTGACACCGACAGAAACTATCGTATGTACAACGGCGACCAGTGGGCGCACGCAAAGCTGGGTGACGTTGAACCGGTACAGAAGAACTTCATTAAGCCTATTGTAAAGTACAAATGCTCAGTAATACACGACAATCTATATGCTATCAACTATTCTTCACTTAACTTTGAGAACCAGGAGTTCCGCAAACAGGCAGAGCGTTATTGCGATATGCTCAACGGTTATGCTGCTCGTGTTTGGGAACAGGACAAACTTGACTTCAAGGGGAGAAGGATAACAAAGGACGCCGCAATTAACGACGAGGGTATCATATACGTAGACTTTGACCAGGAGAAAATGAAGCCGGTCAATGAGATCGTAAAGAAGAACGATGTTTACTATGGCAACGAGAACGATGACGATATACAGGCGCAGCCGTATATCCTTATCCGAAAGAGAATGCCTGTAGTCAACGCCGTAGAGCTTGCCCTTGACTTTGGAATGAGCGAGGAAAAGACCGACCTTATCATAGGCGATAACGATACCTTTGAGGAAAGCGGAGAGGCGGCCAAAGAGGAACTTGATAACATGGTTACCGTGGTGTACAAGATGTACAAGGAAGACGGTACCGTACACTTTTCTGCCGCTACACGCTGGTGTGATATAGCAAAGGACGTTGATACCGGACTTTCTCTCTATCCTATAGCACATTTCAATTGGGAAGAGAAAGAAGGTAGCGCACGTGGAGAGGGCGAGGTAAGATACCTTATCCCTAACCAGATAGAAGTCAACCGCACCGAGGTAAGACGTGTACTTACTGTAAAGTATCAGGCATATCCGCAGAAGGTAGTAGACGTAACCAAGATTGCAAACCCACAGGCGCTTAACACTGTAGGCGGAACGATTAAGACCAACGGCGCACCGGTAGAGGACGTTCACAAGATCGTGGGAACAATTCCCCCGGCACAGATGTCGCCTGACGTTAAACAGCTTCAGGAAGACTTGATACAGATGACAAGAGAGCTTGCCGGTGCCGGTGATATTGCCACAGGCCAGGTAAACCCTGAGTCTGCTTCCGGTAGAGCTATTCTTGCGGTACAGCAAGCTTCACAAGCTCCTATGACAGAGCAGAAGGAAACGTACAAGAACTTCATTGAAGACCTTGCTCGTATATGGCTTGAATATCTTATCGTATATTCTGAAGACGGCGTTGACATGGAAGAAAAGGTAACCGACCCGTATACCGGAGAAGAAACCGTACAGATAGTCAACGTGCCGCAGAGCGCATTACAACAGCTTCAGGCAACGGTAAAGATAGACGTTACTCCCAAGAGCGTTTATGACAAGTTCGCCCAGGAACAGACGGTAGAAAACCTTCTGCTTCAGGGCTTTTTTACTGCTCAGAGAGTAGGCGAGCTTGAGACCTACGCTGAAGTGCTTGACGATGACGCCGTAGCGCCCAAGATGAAAATTCTTGAGGCTATACAGCGCATAAAGGAACAGCAACGTAAGATTGCTGAAATCGAAGCAAGAGCGCAGATGATGCAGCAGAGAGCAAGTCAGTTCCTTATGGGTGACCCTGACGAACAGGCGTCAATGGTGGCCGATGCTCAGATGATGCAGAACAGTGCACAGACACCGGCAATAGTAGAAGAAGCTCCTATAGCATAGGGGCTTTTTTATATGACCAGGCGTGGAAGTCGTTAAAAGCTACGGAATAGGTGAAGCAAACACCACTCAAAAAATGGGAAGGAAATCTCTATGGAAAACAATGAGAACCTTGTGACCGAACAGGTGACTGAAAACGTGGAGCAGACCACAGAAGAAACCCCAAAATACACAGAAGCGCAGTTTAACGCCAAGCTGGACGAAGTTTTGGGAAAGAAGATCGCCAGAAAGGAAGCCAAGATTCGCAAGGAGTACGAAAGAAAGTACGGCGACCTTGAGAACGTGCTGAAAGCTGGCACAGGCAAAGAGAGCGTTGAGGAAGTAACCGACAGCTTCAGACAGTTCTATGAGCAGAAAGGTGTACGCATAGCGCCCAGAAGCGACTATTCCGACCGAGATATAGAGCTTCTCGCTGAAAGAGACGCAAAGGACATCATCGACTCAGGCTATGACGAAGTTGTTGAAGAGGTTGACCGCCTCGCCGAAAAAGGTGTAGCCAACATGAGCGCAAGAGAGAAAGTCTTGTTTAAGGCCCTGGCAGAACACCGTAACAACACAGAGCGAGGAAAAGAGCTTACAAAGCTCGGCGTGACCGAAAACGTATACAACAGCCAGGAGTTCAAGGACTTCTCTGCTAAGTTCAGCGCTACTACGCCTATTCGTGAGATTTACGACATCTATCAGAAAACACAACCGAAGAAAGAAATCAAAACAATGGGAAGCATGAAGAACGCAACGTCTGAGGACGGAACCGTAAAGGACTTCTATTCCTACGAGGAAGCGACCAAGTTTACAAAGAAAGACTTTGACAAGAACCCGGCGCTATATGAAGCAGTACGGAAGTCTATGACAAAGTGGTAATGCTTCCCTTCCAACGAAAGGAAGGACAATACTATGGCAGTAACTCATTTTATTCAGACTATATGGTCAAAGAAGATTCAGGACGATCTTGAGCTTAAGACTAAGCTCGTAGAAAATTGCCTTCGTGAGTACGAGGGTGACTGTAAGCACGCACAGTCTGTAAAGATTCTCGGTGTAGGCGAGCCTACCATTGGTGCGTATGACGGCACTACCGACATCACTATCGAGGACATGAACGACAAGAGCCAGCTTCTCACCATCGACCAGGCTAACTACTTTGCATTCTACGTTGATGACGTAGACCAGGCGCAGTCCGTTCCCGGTCTTCCTGAGAAGTACCAGGAGAAGGCAGTACACGGCCTCGCTGTTGCTCGTGATACCTATGTAGCTAATCTTATCAAGGGTGCTACTAACGCTACCACCGCAACCAATCTTACCCAGGAAGCAGTAAAGGCAGCTATCGACAACGCTATTGTTGCTCTCCGTGAGAGAAACTTTGACGAAGAGGGCGTTATTGAGATTACCCCTGCTGTTTACAACGTGTTCAAGAACGAGCTTATTACTCTTTCTACCGACAACCCTGAGTACATCAAGAAGGGTATCGTAGGCGTATACGATGACTTCAAGGTATGTATGTCAAACAACATGGCAAAGGACGGCTCTCATGCTTACTGCTGTGTTCGTGGCAAGAAGGCTATTGCTTTCGCCGGTCAGATCAATGAGGTAGAGGCTCTTCGTGCTGAGAAGCGTTTCAAGGACATCATCCGTGGCCTTGATACCTTCGGCGCAAAGGTTATTGACGAGGCGAGAATCCAGGTAGTAAAGGTTCCTCTCGTAGCAAACGCATAATAGGAGGAATCGTTTATGCTTCGAGTAAAGGTTGAACTTCCTTTTCACAGAAATGAGACCGATACCGACCAGGTACCGGGCGACATCATTGAGGTGAACGAGGAAGAGCTTGCCAGAATAAAGGCCGTGAACATCAACATGGTATCGGTTCTTGGCGAGGCAACACCGAGAAAGAGAAAGACGAAAGAGTAACGGAAGTGGGGGAGCAGAAATGTTCCCCCCTTTTCGTGAATATAGACACAGCTCTATGTTGACGAAAAGAAAGGAGAGGTGAACATGGACGTATTTATGCGAAAACCAAGTATAGACTTGTACCCTGGACTTAGGGTGCGGAAGGACACTGTGCTTGAGTACAAGAACGAGAACGTTGAACAGAAGCTTGAGGGGCTTGTTTTTCGCTCTGTGACGAGAGTTAAGGGCGAGGGGTATACAAGCACCTATGACACAACAATTCAGCTACAGGAAGGCGACATTCTTGTGTTTGAGGAAGAAGGCAGGGGCTACATTAAACCGGTAGAAGGAATGGTTACTGTAGACGAGGCTATTGAAGAGCTTAACTGCATAAGGGATGTGGGGTGAATGAATGTTTAAGGTAAACGAAGATTACTCAATTTACTGCACAAGGGGCGACATAGGCTCTATTGACTTGAGAGCAAAGGCCGGCACAGCGGATTATATCTTTTCTCCCGGTGACGTTGTTCGCTTCAGGGTGTTCAACAAGAAGGGCTGTCATTGTACTGTCTTACAGAAGGACTTCCCTGTTACTGAAGAAACCGAGACTGTAAACATTTCGCTTGATAAAAACGACACAAAGATAGGCGAGATCATAAGCAAACCAGAAGACTATTGGTACGAGGTAGAGCTGAACCCTGATAGAGCGCCGCAGACCATTATTGGTTATGACGCAGACGGAGCGAAAGTGTTCAAGCTCTTTCCCGAAGGCGCAGACATAGAAGGAGCGTGAGTATATGGCTATTACCGGAAACATTAACAGCAAGAACGAGCTTACCGGTGCGGTGTCTATAGGCGGTACCGTCACGACTCCCGGTGCAGACGGACTCTCTGCTTATGAGATATGGCTGAGAGAAGGCAATAGCGGCACAGAAGCGGACTTTCTTGAATCTCTCAAGGGCGAACGGGGCGAAGATGGTGAATCCATTACCATAACTAACATTACCCAAAGCTCTGCGGACGGCGGTAACAATACTGTTGTCTTCTCAGATGGCCAGACGTTGACCGTAAAGAATGGAAGCAAGGGTAGCCAGGGAGCAAAGGGAGAGACCGGCGAAAAAGGCGAAACCGGAGACAAGGGTGACCAGGGAGAACCCGGCTACAGCCCGACAGTAAGCGTGAGCAAGGTCGGTAAAACCACAACGATAACCATTACGGACAAAAACGGCACCAAGACGGCCACAATAAAAGACGGCGAAGACGGTTCCGATGGTGGCGGAGAGGGCGGCACAGGCGCTGACGGTGAAGGCGGAATCGGAATCGCAAGTATCGTACAGACTACCAAGTCCACCGAGGACGACGGCGTAAACATAATGACCATCACTCTTACCGATGGTTCTACACACTTGTTTGAAGTTCAGAATGGAAGTAAGGGAAGCCAGGGCGACAAAGGTGATAAAGGCGATAAAGGCGACAAGGGTGACACCGGTGCGACAGGAACAAGCATTACTATAGTCGACAAAGGAGAATCAACCGTAGATGGCAGCACTAACTACGTGGAGTTTTCTGACGGAACGTTTCTCCAAATAAAGAATGGTTCCAAGGGTGAAAAGGGAGACAAAGGTGATACCGGGGAAACCGGACCGGCTTACACTTTAACAACAACAGACAAAACCAATATTGCCAACCAAGTAAAAGCTTCGCTTGCTACTGAAACTTGGACTTTTACTCTATCAAGCGGCTCTACCGTTACAAAAAAGGTGGTGCTTGGATAATGCCTAACTTTGCGGATGTTACCGGGATGACAATTCCCGAGGGTGAGGTAATAAAGATAACCTCGGGTAGTACAGTGCTATGGGAAAAGGCTACAACTCCAACCTTGCCCGAAACTGATTACAGCGGTGAAATTTCTTGTGACAACGAGGACATTATTGTTCTGTATGTAGGTGAAAGAATTGAAGCTGAGGATTATGCGAATCTTTATATAATTCGTAAAAGCTCAACAAGTAGTGCAGATATTGTTTACCGTGTGGACAACAGAAAGGTAACATACGGAAACGGCTCAACTGTTTCGAACGGAGTTGATATCGAAGGTGTTTCTGAAGATGGTCGATATATTGACTCTTTGGAAATCAATCTCGATTCGGGATATTTCGATGGTGAGTATTATTGGGGATTTGACGAGAGATAAGAAAGGGGGTTAAAAAATGACTCTACTTGAAATGAAAAAGAAAGTTCT